TTAAATTTTCATACCATTTAGTGGATTAAGCTTTATTGCTAATTGCAAGTAATCAGGTGCTAAGTGGGCATATGCCATTGTCTGATTAATGCTTGCATGCCCTAATATTTCTTTCAGAGCTACAATGTTTCCACCATTCATCACAAAATGACTGGCAAACGTATGACGTAAAACGTGTGTTGCCTGACCTTTTGGTAAATCTGGTTTCACTCTTTTCAACGTTTCTCGGAACGTGTTGTAATCCACTTTAAATAGTTTTCCTGAATTCTTAGTTTTTATTTGCCTTACTAATTCATCAGAAATTGGAATTACTCTTTTTTTACCGTTCTTTGTTTGTAAGAATGTTACTCGCCCATGCTGTACTTGCTCACTATGTAATGACTCCGCTTCACTCCAACGTGCGCCGGTACTTAAACAAAGTAGGGCTATAAGTCTGTAATCACCAGACACCGAATTTAATAATTGCGGTATCTCTTGCTCACTTAAAAAAGTTAGCTCAGGTTCTTTTTCTTTAAGTGGCGGTAATCCTTTTAATGGATTCGTGCTTTTAAAGAGTTCTAATTTTTCAAGGGCAGTTAACATGCCTGATAGACGATACATATCTCTGTTAATTGTTGAGGGACTAATGCCGCCAATCAATCGCGAGCTACGATGTTCAAGTAGGGCATGTTTATCAAGTTGATTCATTGTCGGATTTCCCAGAGCTTTTACCGTTTTAAGTAAATGCCTTTTTTCGATTATTCCGTTTTTCAATGTTTGGCCATGATATAACCACCACTTATCTAGCAATTCTTTCAGTTTTACCTTTCCGGCTAACTGTATATCACCTGAAAATTTCTTTGCGTTAACAATTGCGTACTTTTCAAAAGTAACCGCTTCAACCTTCCGATCAAATATCCGTCTTAATCGTTTTCCGTCTTGCCCGTTCGGGCGTATATCCACTTCGTATCGACCATCATTGAGCTTCTTAATTGCCATAAGTAAGCCCTCCGATGTAGCTGACAGACTGCGACCAACAGTAGTCAGAATATTCATATAAAACGTCTAACCAGTTTTCTTTTCTGAGAGGGGTAAGGTTTCTTTCTCTAGCCCATTGTGTGCGAGAGTCGGTGCTATTTGACCAACTTCGGGGGCAGTCTTTCCGGTCATTAGCCATAGACTATATTTTTCAAATCTGGGGTTTTCTGTAATTTTTAATAAATTCAATCCACTAGGTTCATATACGCCAGTCTCATATTTACCTAATGTACTTATAGACAAATCAATCATTTCACATAGTTGAATTTGGCTAAGTCCTTCAGCGATTCGGATCGCCTTAACTTTTTCGCTCAATTTCATTTGACACCTTCCTATATAGGATGTAGATTTATCCGAAACCTTCCTATATAGGAAGATTTCAGGCGATAAGAAACCCCTTAAAACCGAAAATAAAAGGCTTTAAAGGGTTTAATCAGGAGAGGTTAGCAAATGAGCCAAGAACAAATCAATGTGAAATATCCGGTTAGTGCTGTACCACTTGCTAGATTTGCGGAGTTGATCGGTAAAAATCATGAAGCGGTAAAGTCAATGGCTAAGCAGGGTAAGTTACCGATTATCGAATTTCGAGATCCAATGAAACCAAAAAGCCGCGCCGGTGAGATTTGGGTAAGTATTACTGAATTTAATCGTGGAATGGATGAAGCATTTTATAACCGTACAGAAGAGCAGCGTAAAACATGGCTTTTGTGGGTAGGGCTATAAGTTTTTAAATATCAAATACAACCTTTAGACGGGTAAGAAAAAATGAAAACAATTCAATCTCAACAATTCAAACATATCCTTAATGGTGATTCAGTGAAAAATTACCGTTCTAATTCGATACAAGATCTAACACCACAACAGCGACTGGCTAAGCTAGAAAAGAAATTTAACACCGTTGTTTATTTCGCGCTGGCTTTACTTGTTGCGCTATTTATCACCTTATTCAGTAAGTAATAAAGAGGCGGTATGACTACCGAAACCACGCATTCAGAAATGAGAGTTATCAAGCGTGATGAGCATCGGGAACCACACTACAACCGCGCGATAACTTACTCATTGGATGAGAAAATAAATCAATTAAATATGTGTTCAAAACTGAGAGGTGAATTATTCAAAGACAAAGAAAAGGTAAACGGCAAAGAAATGAATCAAGGATTAATTGAATTCATCAAAGAACTGAATAGTGCGCCTAACAACCGGGAAAGAAAAAATAAAAGAGTGATCGGCCTAATATATGTATTGGCTGGAATTGAAAAAAACAAACACTCATTGAATTACAAACAGTTAAGTCATGATGAACAGGTGAGATTAGTTGAAGCTATTAATCAACTCAAGGCTATAAGCTCAATATTACCGACTGACTTGGCAATTAAATAAATCACTGCAAAAAAACAAATGACCTTAATCGGTCAGGGTTTCTTACATTCTAAATTCGAGGTTTTGAGTATGAAAAATATAGAGAAAAAACAAATAAAAATAGGCGATACCAGAAAAACAAGCATAACAATTACTGATATGACCTTGATTATAAAAAAAGTTCGTGAAGATGAAAGAAAATCTATATTCAACCGAATATCAGACAGATGGGCGATTCTCGCAATTAAAACAATATTGGAAGAAATGAGCGCTGAAGAAATTACAAACTTGATTAATGGCGAATCAGAGCATTTTTCTAACTTAGCGGCGGAATTAAATCATGTCTAAAGAAATCGACCTCGCCAGCGAGCAAGAGGAACTACTACGTGAAAACCAAATCAAGGCCATCACGAACCGCCCTCGCGGTGTTTCTGCTTTCTTTTGCGATAGCTGCGGAAAGCCCATCCCCGAAAGTCGCCGAATTGCATCACCAGGATGTGTTTTATGTGTTGAGTGCAAAACACTTGATGAATTGAAGTCAAAACATTATCGGAGTGTATAACGTGGCCAATAAAACCATCCTAAAATGGGCAGGCTCGAAAGTTCGTATTATTGAGCAGCTACGCCCACACCTACCAAAGACAAAACGCTTAGTTGAGCCGTTCGCCGGCTCATGCGCTGTGATGATGAATACTGATTATGAGCAATATCTAATTTCTGATATCAATACAGATCTAATAAATTTATATCAATCAGTCAAAGAAAACCCTGAAAGAATTTTAGACTTATGCCGTGGTTGGTATGATTTTGACCAAACCCCAGAATATTATTATTTAGTTCGATTGAATTTTAATCGAATAAAAATTAGTAATATTAACAGAGCATTTCGATTCTTATATTTAAATCGCCATTGTTATAACGGGTTATGTCGTTATAACAAAAAAGGTGAGTTTAACGTCCCGCATGGTAATTACAAAAAAACATATTTACCTGAGCAAGAAATTAAAGCCTTTGCTGATAAAGCAACTAATGCAGAAATATTAAATCTTGAATGGCAAGACACATTATCCCTTGCTGACTATGGCGATGGTATTTATTGCGATCCCCCATATTTCGGAGACAGTTTCACCCAGTATCACACAGCTGGTTTTACTAATTCCGATCATGAGTCTTTAGCCTTTGCATTAAAAGATATTAATGATATGCAAGGAAACCCAATCACGGTTTCAAATTCGCTTGAAGCCAAAGAGCTTTATGCTGATTTGGGTTTCATTATTCATGAGATCGAAGCGCCTCGCACTATTGCCGCCAACGGCAACCGAAAACCGGCGAAAGAAATCATTGCAGTGCTAAACGGTGACGCTCAATGAGTGAAACCATAATCAATTATGATGAAAGAACAAGCCAGCTTAAACAAGAGCTGGCGATTGATTATGGTTACCCGTCAGGTGATTGGTGGGAAATTTCTGGCGATGGTAGCCCAGAGCCTATATTTTCTTATAACAAGCCGGCGCATGATTATATTTCGCGCCTGCTTAACACTGATACATACGATAGCCAATTACAAAACCCCGCCCTTAAAAGTTACATTGAGCGAAATATAGCGGAAGCCAAAAAAGAGCAAGAACGGCTTGATCACGGCTGGACAAAATCACCAGAAGAAATAGAGGAGCGTTTAAATAAAGAGCCTCATTTCATCAAAACCTTTTATCAAAAAAAAATCGCATGGTTTAAAAAGAACCGGTCACCAAAAAAAAGTAATGCTTTCTTTACAGGAACAGTTAAGAAAGCGTTGCTACGTCTGAATAAAGTCAGAGAACAGCAATCAGTTAGACCCTATAAATTACTATCTGCATACTATCGCGGAGTTTGGCCGCATTTATCAGCAATGAGCAGGCCTAGAATTAAATCGTTAGCTAATGAAATAGCGTCAAGGGTTGAGCTCTTACTTACCGAACAATTAGATGAACACGGCGGCAAAGACAATATTGATAAGGCTGGCATGATTGCAGTCTATCGTGAGATTGCTTCAGAAGTGTTTTCATTAAAGGTTTTCCCGCCGGGTTGGAATGTATTATCACCAAAGCCGGGGAAAGTAACTGATGATTACGATCTAACGCCGGCATATGCAGCATTAAATCGCACTATGAATCCTGAATGGTGGGAGCGCCAATTGTGGCGCTTGCGTTCAGACTGGCGGGAAGCGCTACTACGAGCAAGTAACCAAGTTCACAAAAAAGCCCATCCCTATATAAGCGCCGAAGCCTTTCAAGAATGGAAAGAACAAAAGCGTAAAAATAGCGATTTTTTCAAATCTCATGAATTGATTGATGAAGATGGCAATACCGCATCACTTGAAGATATGGTGTTATCCAGTATCAGCAATCCAACAATACGCCGCCATGAATTAATGACCCGTATGCAAGGTGTTGAATATGTTGCTCAACATAATGAAGATGTAGGCGTTTTTTATACGATCACATGTCCGTCGAAATACCACTGCACCACATACGGCGGCCGGATGAATTATAAATGGAATCACGATACCCCACCAATTGCACAAAAATACTTAACTGGTCTATGGGCGAAAATTGGTGCAAAACTGCATCGTGAAAATTTACGCGTTTATGGCTTCCGTGTTGCTGAACCTCATCATGATGGCACGCCACATTGGCACTTATTATTATTTATGCACCCAAGTGATCGCCGTGAAGTCACAAGAATTATTCACGCGTATGCCATCAAAGAAGATAGGCGCGAGCTTTCAAAATTCCATCGCGAACGCTTCAACTTCAAAAAGATTGATCCGGCCAAAGGTAGTGCAACCGCCTATATAGCTAAATATATTTCTAAGAATATTGACGGGTACGCCTTACGCGATAAAGACGGAAACCCATTGCTAGATGATGAGTCCGGAAAGCCAATGACCGAAACGGCCAAGTTTGCCACAGCATGGGCGGCACGTTATCGCATCAGGCAGTATCAGCCGATTGGCCAACCGTCTGTTACGGTCTGGCGTGAGTTGAGAAAGCTAAATAATCAGTTGATATCAATACTTACTGAAAATAAACAATATAACCCTGCACACCCTACAAAGCTAAAGGCGCTCGTATCTGATCCACAGTTAGATAATATTCTCGCGGCCGCTGATGCCGGTTGCTGGGCGAGTTATACCCTATTGATGGGCGGTGTTTTAATCCCTCGCGATGACTATGCCGTTAAATTGGATTATGAAGAAAAAGACGAACCAAATATTTATGGCGAAATCGTCGAGCGTGTCATTGGAATTTTAGTCCCACAGTTAGGGGAGAATGGCCGTATCTGCACACGTCCGAAAACGTGGAAAATTCAAACTAAATCTAACGATAAATCAAAAGAAACCCATACCCAAAAATCAGCACCTAAAGTCACAGGCGGCGAGTCTTTGGCTTTTCTGGGCGGCTTCGCCGCACCTTGGAGTTCTGTCAATAACTCTACGGCAGCTGAAATTTTAGCCAAGAAAACCGTAGGAATTGACAGAGCATTAACCCTTTCCGCATTCAATTTCGCCATTGAAAAAGAAAGCCTACCAACTGATGGCGATAACACTAAAAAGAAAGGTAAGAAACTGAATAAAAAAGAGCAGCCAGCCGAATTAATTAGCCTAGTTGTATCTAATTTTTATCAAAATGGTGTGTTTATTAATCGGAATGAAGCGGAAGAGATGCTTTCAGGGAACGATATTCAATTAAATGGCGATATTTATCGGTTACTGGTTAATGGCCATCGACTAAATGACAAGAATAAGCGTTTGTCATTCACGAAAGAACGCCATAAGAGTAAGAAAATCTATAAGCGGCCAACCAATAGGCAGTATGCACAAATTATTGAGCAGCTAGCACCAGTTATTAATTCATTAAGCCTTAATGTACCGATAGAAAATTTAATTAATTCGCTATTGCTGAATAAGAAAATTGTTCTTAGTGATGCCGTCATTCTTTGGGATGGTAAAAATATTTCATACAGACAGGTAATTACTAACAGGAAATTATCAAAAGAAACTGAAAGTGATCATTATCAAGAAAAATGCGCCGCATTATTGGCGCGAGTTGAAAAACTAAGGAGAAAAAATGAGTAACTATCTGGTTATTTGGGGTGTGGGAATACTGTTTTTCTCACCATTCATTATCTGGCATTACCAAAAAAAGCCTGATGATAGGCTTTCATGGGCTGCAACAGCATTAATGTTAATTCTATGGCCATTAACATTTATTTCAATGTTGTTTTTATTGACGTTAGTTTGGATAGAAGAGCGACTTGCTAAAGATGAAAACGATTGTGAGTATAAAAAAGGTGGTAACCAATGAGCTATTTTAAAATAGAGGTTACTAATGATTTACTCATTGAGTTGGCTTGTAAAATGCAAAGCGATTTATATGAGTGGCAAAAACGCTGGAGCTATAACCAGTTTCATAGAAACAGAGTGCTAGATAAGGCTAGGCAAATAGGCGCTGATTGGTATTTCACATTGGAAGCCTTAAACGATGCATGTTTAACGGGTCGAAATAAAATTTTTATTAGTAATGAAAATCTTATTGAACAAGATATTGCCTATACGTTTGAACATGCAGGTATTACATGTTCATTAGAAAAGGCTATTAAACAGTTTTATGAAGATAAAAGAATTGTAATAACGCTTAGTAATGGCGCTAATATTTATTTTATTTCAAGTAAATCTTTTGGTTTTGCAGCAATATGCGGGGATGTCTATGCCCCGGAATGGTCATGGGATAATAAACCTATTTATCTTTTGAATATTGTTGACGGGATTACATCACATTACAAATGGAGAAGAACGTTTTATTCAACACGTTCTATACATGATGAAGCTGCAAAACAAGGCGTTGATCAATTCGATGTACAAAGTCCGATGAGTCAAGAATATACCTACCATGAGCGGATAACAGAACTACAAACGGGGTTGAATGTTGAGGCGGTGCGTAAAGGATTTCTAAAGGCCAATGAGAACCTAAGCGCTGAAATATTTGCTGAAATGTATCTTTGTCAATTTCCTTGCAAATGGTGAAATATGAATATTGAAGAAGTAATAAATAAATTAAACATGTTCAATGAAATAGACCCTAAAGCAGCCTATGAGCTTTTTTCGATAAACATAGAAGTGAATGAATCATTTGCGCATGAAGATTGTCGGTTTATATGTGGAATGAAAGATGAAAAATATATTATGGGTGTCTTGGGTGTAATTAATGGGCTAATTGATGATGGAGTAATATGCATGAATATAGATAAACTGGGAAAACGTATATTTTATTTTGAAAAATATTAACAAATAAAAAGCCCCGCAGGTAAGATTTTGCGGGGCTTTGTAATTTACAACTTTAGACGGGGTAATTTTACCTTTAATGCTGCAAAAATTCCAATGCCATTTGCTTTTCTTTTGGGGTTAACCGTTCCAGTAAGGCTTTTACTATTCCGCTATCAGTTAAACCACTAGGGCTTAATGAGTGAGAATAAACCGCGTTAAAAACAAACGTGTGACCGCATTCAACTTCTGTGCAAGCACAATATAAATCTGCTACTTTCCTATCTTTCCATTCAGTTTTTCGAATAATTGCCGCCGCTTGGCAGACAGGACAATTGATTTTGAAAACGCGCATAAATAGTAACTCCGCAGAAGTCCGACACTTGTCACTATTTTAGCGCTTTTCCTGTATATTTTCACACTATTTGCATTAAATTAGCCTTTATCTTCGGTTAAAGAGCTAAATATCAGGTGTAATTTCTCCGGTATTTCGGGATCTTCTTTAATAATCTTAGCAATTTTACGTTGAACGGGGATAACTTCATCTTTTCGATAGGTTTCACGCGCGGTTTCGGGGTTAGGCATGGCCACGCCATCGGCAAAGATACCCGCAAGACCAGGAGGGAACCGGTGAGCATTTAGCACATCTTTCGCGGTGATGCTTTTGATATTACTAAATTCATCTTTTGCGCCGATATCACTAATGTTGATAATTTTAACGCCTTCTGGGTCACCTTTTGGAATATTAATAAATAAATTACTAAAGTTACCAATATCCCCGTCTTGTTCGACTTTCTTTTTAATTTCGGCTTCAACTTCGGCGCTAATATTGGGGTCAGTGGTGTAAAGAATAAAACCAGTAGTCCCACCACGGTAATAAAACTTACGACGAAAAATGGTGCCTTCCGTATTTAACAAAGCGGAATGAATACCGCCGATATAGTCCGGTAATCCATAGATTTGTTGTTGCGGGTCATATTGGCGCAAGAAAATAATATCTTCTGGCTCATAAACAAGCGGTTCACCTTTTTGTAATAAAATAAATTCCCCAGTTTTGCGCCGGCGCATATATAAAGAGGGAATAGGCTCTAGGTCTATCACCTCGCCAAAATAATTTCGTACTTTCACGATGGCCACATCACCAAATAATAAAAAATCAAAGATAGCCGATTCTAATTGTTCAGTGGTTAGGCCGCCCGATTGATAATCAGCAGCAATCATATTTTTACGTGCATACAAAATCCCGCCATGTTGGCCATTCATATTCGGCAGCTCGGCCAGCGCTAAACGTTCAATGGGTAATTGCCACCAATTCGCGCGATCATTGTAGGTGACTTGCTGATATTCTGTGCCTGTGGTCAATATAGGTTGAGGTTTTCCGAATGAAATAACACTTTTACCCGGTATTTGCGGCATATCAGCACTAAAGGCTTTTTGTGTTTTCTGTTTCTTTAATTTACGTTGTTTGCTCATTATGCGGCTTTTCCAAATGTCCAAGAAGATGGGCGGGTGTAATCGTGATCGATGGGTTCATTAATAATCGCGTGCGATATCGCAAAAAATACATCAGCGTGGCCAGTGGCTTCCGAACGCTCGGCAACAAACGTCATTGCGTTACCGCTACGCGTTACAGTGCGGCGAATGGCCATAAAACTCGGCGTAATTTCAGCGCGTTCTTTACTAACTTCGTCAATTGCATCTTTTGGCCACTCAATCCGCTTTTGTTCGATCACATCTATCATTTTTAAAACCAATCGGTTTTTACTTTCAACGCTATATAGAATCGGAGCAGCTTCACGCGGCGCGAATTTTTCAACCAAATCGTAAACCCCTTTTCCGATGCCGGTCACATCAATGCCAATATAGGTTAAGTTGAACCGGCGCATGAGGTCTTTAATTTGGTTGGCTTGATAAGTAAAGTTAAGCCCTTGCCAGCAGTAGACGGCTAATACACGGAAGCGTTCACCGTCAAAAATTGGCGGTGCAACAATCACAAAGGTTGAGTTATCGCCGGTTCGTGCAGGGTCAAAACCGCCCCAAACTTCACGATTACCAAATGGGCGCACTGCATCTGGGAAATAATCCTCCCAGAATGCAGATTCAACCTCGCATTTTTCTAATTCGGTTAATTTGAATACGGCATCTTTACTGTCAACAAACATGCACATATAGAGCATGTTAAAGGCAGTTTCACTGTATTTATTGCGCAGTTTGTCAATGCTGACATATTTTCCAAGACCGCCGGAAATGGCATCTTCCATGGTAATGACATAGCGCCACTTTCCATCGGGGCATTCTCTACCGCCATCTCGTAACTCTTTATCATTTGGAAATTTAATGGCTTTGCGTTTCGGATCATCACCTTTCCATTCATCACCCGACCAAACCGGAAACGCTTGATGCGTCTTAGCTGATGGCGTTGAAAAATACGTGGTTCGAAAACGGTCATGCGTGGCCATTGCAGAAGCGACTTCATGAAACTTTTGAAATTTGGGTATCCAAAAAACTTCATCCCCGTACAAGTGGCCATTGAAACCCTGTGCGGTACTGGCATTCGTCGATAAGAAACGTAATAAGGCACTATTACTTAAGCGCATTGGGTTGCCTGTCAGTGTCACGTTAAAGAACTGACGAGCGATTTCAACAATATAGAATCGGAATATTTCGGACTGGTTACGGGATGCAGAAAAGAAAACCTGATTTGCGCCAGTTAATACGGCATCTTCGAACGCTTCCCATGCGAAATAATATGTCATACCGGCTTGACGGCATTTTAAAATAAAGCGGAAATCTTGATCTTTGTTCGCCCGGCAATGTTTTTGATATTTAAATAGATGCTCTTGTGCGACTTCTTCAAACATTTCAGCGGTAATGCCAGAAATATCATTTTTCTTATATTGTCGCTTACCTTCGCTTTCTGGTTCATTAAATCTGGATTCGCCAGCGAAAGTGGATGCGGATGCCCTCGCTTGAATCTCTGCCATTATTTCAGCATGTTTATTTTTTTGCGCCATCAACTTAACATGTTGAGCGACAAGGCTTTGCATTTCCTCAAGTTCTAGGGGGCTTTTCTTTTCACGTTTGCTCAAAATATCAATCCGCCGTGAAATTGCCGTTTCTACCGATTGCATAGGTAGCATTTCCGCCCATTGATATTTATCAGACCAATGATAAATCGTTCTAGGTGGAATATTTAATTCAGTAGCAATTTCTTTCGCTTGCCAGCCCTTTATATAGAGTGTTCTGGCCGCGTCTTTTATTTCTTCACTGTATCGCGACATAATTACATTCTTTTCTTTCATTTGAATACGAATTACCGATATATTCACACTATTTGTCGCGAAAATTATAAATATTACTTGGATATGTTCGGATAATACCTGTTATCCGAATTCTATATAATGCCAATGAATGCAGCCAATGAAAAAGCCGTGAATAATAGCCTTCTCTTATATAAAAACGTAAAACAGGCTCTCATTCATGGCGCAAGTAATATCGGATTGGTTATGTGTTTGTGCATCAGGCAAGGCTATCGATGGCCGCACGATCGAAAAGTCATGGTTAGAAGATAGCGCAGCCAATTATAACTCAGAAAAATATACCGCCATGATATGGCCATATCATGATGAAACCCCTTACCGCCAATTTACGCCAAACCTTGGCACTGTTGACTCATTGAAATACGCCGAAGAAAACGGGGTCGGAAAACTTTATGCGCGTTTAGTACCAAATGATTTTTTATTAGAAACCAACCGCAAAGAACAAAAAATGTTTACCTCGGCCGAATTCTGGCCAGACTTTGCCGAAACAGGCGAAATCTATTTTTCGGGTATTGTTGTCACGGATATTCCCGCCAGTCTGTATACCGATAAATTGAAATTTAGTGCAAAAAACCCAAATGCCCCCGTTCGTGGCGAGCCATTGAATTTCACTCTGGGGAAAACGCAACCCCATAAAACAGGTAAACCCTCATTTATAGATAAGCTGTTTGGCTTCACGTCAAATAATTCACAAAAACAGGCTGAACAGCCTACATCCAAAGAGAACAACACCATGACAGAAGAATTAAAAGCTCTGCTTGAAAAGTTATTGGAAAAATTAAGCACCATCGAAGATAAAGCCGATGGCACCACCGCTGAAACCACGCAAGAAGCCGCTGACGATATCGCGGATGCAGCAGAAGAAATAGCCGATGCAGCCGCAGAAGTTCAAGAAATTGCGGAAGATATCGCAGCCAACCCAGAAGATGAAGTTTTAAAAGCAGAATTTACAGCCGCTAAAGCCCATCTTGAAAAGCTCACTATGCGATTCACCGGTGAAGAGCCAAAACGCCGTAGTCGCCGTGGTGGCCGTCATTTCACAGCTCGCCGCAATCGTCGTGAAAAAGCCCCGGCTAAAAAAGAAAATAGTGCTGATGTTGTGCAGCTTACAGCCCAAGCAAAAGAGATAATGGAAAAGTTCACTGCCTTGGCTGAGCGAAAAACACAAAAATCAAGCGGCGCACCCGGCAGCGAAAAAGCAACAACAGTCGCTTAATTATTAAGCTGAATTAATTCAAATAAAGATAGGAATTCAAAATATGTTAAATCAGCAAACGCGCGTGTTGTTGACTAAATATGCTCAAATGGTGGCGAAAGCCAGTGGCGCACCCAATGGGCGAGAAATGTTCTCGTTATTACCACCACATGAAAATATTTTGCGTGATCAGATTGTTCATTCTGACGAGTTTTTGCAACTTATCACTATGTTGATGGTGCAACAAGTAAAAGGCCAAGTCGTTAGTACCGGCAATCCGCAATTGTTCACGGGGCGCGTTAAAGATGGCCGCTTTAATCGCCAAATGGGCGTTGATGGGAACCAATATGAACTAGTCGAAACTGATTCAGGTTCATATATTCCGTATAACACGTTAACCACGTGGGGCAATGCTGGCACTGAAAATGAATTTTTTGAACGTATACAAAACTTTAGTAATCGTTCACTTGCCTTAGACCAATTACGTGTTGGCTTTAATGGTGAAAAAGCAGCCGTCGGCAATACCGACCCCGAAACTAACCCAATGGGTCAAGATGTTAACAAGGGTTGGCATGCAATTGTTAAAGAAAGAACAGCAAAGCAAATTGTCACGGACATTCCTATTTTCGACCGAGTGTCAGCCAATGCCGATGCAAATTCATTAGATGCGCTAGCAGCGGATTTAATTCATACCTACATTCGTGAAGAATTTCGCAATCACCCAGATTTAGTGGTGTTGGTCGGTAGCGACTTGCTCGCGGCTGATGTAGTGAGCATGTTAAATCGTGTTGATCGTCCGACCGAAAAAGTGGCCGCACAATTAATTAATCGTGAAATTGCCGGTAAAAAAGCTTACACCCCGCCATTCTTCCCGGCTGACCGCATAACGGTTACAACAACCGCTAACTTACACCTTTATACCCAGTCGGGCACAACATACCGCCGCGCTGATTGGAGTGATGATCGCAAGCGATTTGAAAATAACTATCTGCGAATGGAAGGTTACGCGGTTGAGTTTGACGAACTTTATGCATCTTATGAAAAAGTTCAAATCGGCGATAACACCGAAGGTGAAGTGAAAGAAGTCAAAGACGAAGGGGAAGAATAGTCATGTTGACGTTCGGCCAGCGTTTTAAGCGAAAGCAAGAAGCTAAAGCCGCCTTACGCTCGGGGGAATCTCTCGCGCCAAGCCCTGAGAGTTTACATATTCAACGTCATGAACTTCAAGCTGATGTTGAGTATGTGGCCGCTTTACCGACCCGGGCTGACCGAACGGATCATAAACGTGATGTCTTATTACCAAAATGGCTGCCCCTTGTAGAACGGTATTTAGACGCTGAAAAAGTGCATCAAAATCCGATTTTTGCATGGTGCATTATTTGGTTATTTGATGTGGGTGATTTTGATAAAGCCTTGGATTATGCGGATATTGCTATCTCTCAGGGACAACAAACCCCAGACAGATTAAAACGCGAATTCAGTGCTTTTGTAGCCGATACGATAATGGAATGGTCGGAAACACAAAACGCGTTAGGCCACAGTGTTGAGCCTTATTTTAGCCGTACATTTCAAAATATGCGTGAAAAATGGCGATTGCATGAAGAAATCAACGCCAAGTGGTTTAAGTTCGCGGGTTTATTGCTGCTGAATGACCACAACGGTAAGCCGCTACCGAGCGCCATTGAAGATGTTGAAATTTTACAAAATGCTGATGATTTACTGGCTCAGGCGGAAAAATTCAACCCACTGGTTGGCGTAAAAACGATGCGCAATAAGATTGCGATGCGTATCAATAAATTAACGTCTGAGTCTTAACAACTGCCGCAACGGCCATGCGGTCACGATGGAGGGTGAAAACTGTGTGTTTTCTCGCCGTGGAAATCGTTGTACCGCATGTCTATTTAAGGGTTAACACATGAAAGCGCCAGACTTGGGTTTTAGTGCTAAACAAATGGAATATCCAGACCTCCCCGTCACCAATGGCGAAAGTTTCTGGCCAGATTTAAATGTCGGTGAGTTTAAGCGTTCTCGCTCATTACCGCCGAGTATTCCAGATGAAACGCTAGGACAGGCTTTATTAGCCACTATGGCTGAATTAAATAAAGTGTTAGCCCCTACCGCTGAACATTGGAAAGCCAGAAGCATTAAAACGGCCAATGATGCACCGGGCGGAAAAATGGGTAATGAAAGCCAATTAACCGCGCAATATAAAAAAGCGGCCTATGCTCGCGCTAAAGCGGATTTAATCGGTGAGTTTGCCATTGTTGGACGACGTGACAGCCATCCGACCCAAGGCAGCGACGAAACACCACAGCGATTACTGGCCGAAGCTTCAAACGTGATCCGCAATATGTTGGATTTACCCCGGGTTGGTGTGCACAGCCTATGAATCAATTAGAAAAGTTAGTTCAATTTCTAAATGAAAACGTCCCTGAATGGGTTATGCAAAAAACTAACCTCTACATGGATGATGGGAAACTCTCGCGTGACTCGAAAAATTTGGGATTAGGTCAACGCCGCTTTGGCATTTTCAAATATACCGCGATCTTAGATTGGGATTCATTCCCTTACAAAGAATACCCGCCGGCAAATATCTACGCCATGATTTTAGGCTGGCTAGATGAGAACGGAAATGAATTGCGGAATGAGTTGAATTTAGCCGATCCCGATGTAGATATTAATTTCGATGAAGAATACACCTCGCCGATGGTAATAAGTATTGAACTTGCGGAAAGTATCAACGGTATACCCGATGAAAACGGCGATATTCTTTATCGTGGGGAGCGCTGGAAATTAGAGCACCCAGAAACCTATACCGCTATTTCCGGAACACTTAATTCAATCGATAAATCGGGCGCACCATTATGAAAATAACCGGCGGCTTACGAAGCGACCAACGAAAAGAGCTAGTTAAAGCCCTTGACCAGTTGGAAATGCCGGCTAAAAAACGTCAGCGTTTATTGTGGCGTATTGCGAAATTGGGCGTTATTGCCGCTGCAAAGCGTAACCAGCGTAATCAAACCGATCCCGAGGGCAACGCGTGGCCAAAAAGAAAACGCGGTAAAAAGAAAATGTTATCTGGGTTAGTAAAGGTGCTGCATATTCGCGAAATGCCCGAAATAGCCGCCGTTCGAATTTATTTAAAAGGTGGAAAGTACCACAGCGGCGGAAAACCGATATCAGCCGGCTTAATTGGTGCCGTTCACCAAGAAGGCGCATCAATTACGGTGAATGGTGGCCAGATTAAGAATGAACAAAAAGACAGTAACAATAAAAACGATGGCGGCACAGTGCCAAGCGCAACTAAGAGCCAAGCCAAAAGATTAAAACGACTCGGTTATAAACGTTGGAACGGTCGCCGGTATGTTTCCGTACCAGTAAAAGTGATTGAAGCCACGATGACTTATAACCAAGCCGGCTTATTAATTCGCAAATTACGCGGAAAGCCGGCTAAAAAAACATGGCATGTCGAAATTCCTTCCCGCGTCTTTTTGGGTATGAGTGACGATGATTTTAATAAAGTATTAGCGCGACAACTCCAAGGCATTAATTTTGGCTGGAATGTAAAAGCGCAGGATATTAAAGGAAAACAATAATGACTTGGCCAACTGTCACTATCAACCAGCTAAACCAACGCCAAGGGCGAATTAATGAAATTGAGCGCACCGTTTTATTCATCGGTACAGGCACTGAAAGCATATTAATCGCGGTCAATTCGCAGTCAGATTTATCCGTCGAGCTCGTTAAAGCGGGTAAAACATTACGTGATCACGTTATTGCCGCACAGCGAAACGGCGGCCAAAACTGGCAAGCCTACACGATCATTATGCCCGAAGTGAGCAAAACAGAAGATTACATAACAGCCATTATTGACGCCCAAGACATTATTTCCGTTGAGGGATGCGTGGTATTGACTGAGTTTAAAGAAGCTGCTGCAGCAAGAACGGCAATTAATCAATTTTCTGCATTGCGTGAAACACTCATTAGCCGCTTTGGTCGTTGGGTATGGTTTACGCTTACCCTTGCGAATCCTAACGCACTGACTGCCCCCGCAACGTGGGAAAAGTACCTCACGTTTGTCGCATCCGTTGCAAAAGACATTGCCGCCCCGGCTATTTCGCTTGTTCCATCCCTTTGGGGGAATGATGCGGGCGTATTGGCGGGTCGTTTATGTCGTCGTGATGTCACGATTGCCGATAGCCCCGCACGTGTAAAAACAGGGGCATTAATCAGCCTTGGGGCGGATTCGGCTGATATGCCAACCGATGCCAGCGGCGTCGATATCGATTTAGCCACACTTCGCGCCATGCACGATTTACGCCTTAGTGTGCCGATGTGGTATCCAGACTATGAAGGTTTTTATTGGTCTGATGGCAATACGTTAGAAGTGAAAGGCGGTGATTATCCCGTTATTGAATATCTGCGCATTGTTGATAAAGCCGCACGTAAAATCCGAATTCGCGCGATTGCCAAGATTGCAGATCGCAGCATGAACAGCACGCCAGCGAGTATTGCAGCTCATCAAATGTATTTTAGCGCTCCATTGCGTGAGATGAGCCGTAGCACACAAATTCAAGGAATTACCTTCCCCGGTGAAATAGAGCCACCGAAAGAAGATGCGATTTCGATCCACTGGAAAAGCAAAGAATCGGTTGAAGTGTTCATGGTTGTGAAACCTTACGCGTCACCGAAAGAAATCACCGTCGGCATTATTCTCGACGCAACATTAGAGGGCTAGACAATGAGTTCAAGAATCGGCGGTCAAGCATTTGACATCACTCTTGGGACTGAAACTATTCATGTTGAATCGGTTACTTGCGACATTACCGATGATACAGCCACCGCGTTTACACGTGGTATGCCAGACGGATTTGTCAATGGTAAAGCCAGTGCAGAAGGTGAATTTGAGTTTGATGTACAGAACTTTAAAAAAATTACTGCATCAGCACGTTCGGCAGGGTCTTACAGAAAAGTCCCCCTGACCGACATTTTATTTTATGCCAATACCGGTGATGAAGAATTAAAAGTTGAAGTTTTTGGCGTGAAATTAATTGTTACATCACCTTTGTCAGGATTAAACCCAGAAGGTGGCGAAAAAACTAAACAGAAAGTGAAGTTTTTAGTTACTAGCCCTGAATTTATTCGTATCGATGGCGTGCCTATTTTGTCAGAAGATGACGTGCGCGGCTTAATCGGCTAAGGGGATGAAATGCCAGAAAAAGATACGGGATTTTGGCTGTCATTAATTCTCTGGGCGAAAATCAACTTACCCTTTGCATTAGGGGGATTTATGGCAGGAATTACAGGCACATTTAGAGAAAAACGAGAGGGTAGCGGATGGAAGCGAGCGATTAGTGAAGGCCTGATGTGCGGTTGCTTCGCGATAGCTTTTATCAGTGCGTTTGAAGTGATTGGGCTTCATGAAAAATTAGCCCAATTGTTTGGGTGTGCCATTGGCTTTATGGGCACTAAAAAAATATCGACGTGGATTGAAGAACTATTTAATTACTTCAAGGTGCGTTTTTTTGGAAAAAAATTATGAAATTAAGCGAAAAGCAAGCCTTATTTACCGTGATGATCGCTCAACTCATTTATTGGGCGGATGAGCAAGGGTATCGACTGACTTTTGGTGAAGCTTACCGCACACCAGAACAGGCAGAAATCAATGCTAAAAATGGCAAGGGCATTAAGAATAGCCTTCATACGCAACGCCTAGCGGTTGATTTTAATTTATTTATTAACGGGGAATATCGACCTGATACACCAAGTTATAAACCATTAGGAGAATTTTGGGAATCGATTGGCGGTACTTGGGGCGGGCGTTTTAACGATGGGAATCATTTTTCGCTCGAACATAACGGCGCGAAATGATGAAAGCTATCCCCTTAGTAGCAATTTTTATTGTTGGGCTAGTTGCTATTGCTAGTTTCGGCGCGGGTTGGCAATCAGCCAACTGGCAACGCGACAGTGTCGAGTTAGTCATACAGCAAGCTGCAAAAGCCGCAGGGGATAAAGCAACACAAGAAACGTTAAAGGTATCTAGCGAATCATCGGAAAAGCTAGAACAGCAATTAGAGGATATACGCAATGCACCGCCAAAAGAAATCAGAACTGAGATCATTAAGCCGGTGTTTACTAATGTGTGCCTTAGCCCTGAATTTGTCAGCATGTATAACGACACCGCCGAACGGATTGAGCGTACCTTATCAGGCCAATCTATTAAAAAAGTGCCCTGAAAATCTACCGCGATTAAATGGCCAAACAGGTAAAGATGCAGGCGAAGTATTAACCGAAAATCAAACGATTTACGGCGATTGTGCCGCACGACATAACCAATTAGTGACCGAAATTAAAAAAAGAGGAAATATGCAATGAGCGAGAAGCAAAGCAACGTGATCACATTAATTGTCGCGGGAACAGAACTTAAATTTGAACCGACATTAGTCGCTTATAACAAAGCTATTAATGAAGTTGCCCGCACCGAAAATCCAGTTGGAACATTTACCACTTATTTAGAACGTATTGTGACACCTGAAAGCCGCGAAAAGCTAAAAGGTTTACTGAGTCATCCGGGATTACCCGTGATGTTGGCCAAAAAAATTAATGAAATTTTTGCGCCTGAAATTGAGATCGAAATAAAGGAATAACCGCCCTAGCCGCTGGCATTCGTGAGAACCCGTTAGAGCAATGGATGATTTTACGCCGGCATCTATTGCCTAACGAGCCAGACGATAAAATCAGCTTGGCGCGGGCTATATGGCTAGCTGAATATATTTATCAGCGCGATACAAACAGTACGCACCAAGGGATTGTTAACGCATTCAACGGTAATTAAATATGAAAGAACTTTCGTTTTTACTTGGACTAAAAAATAATTTAAGCGCCCCATTAGGTCAGGCGCAAAAGTCCGTGCAACAATTTGCGAAAAGTTCACAAGATGCGTTTGCAAAAGTCGGAGTCGGTGTTGCCGGTTTATGGGGCGTTGTGACTGGCGTTAAAAGTTTATTGAGTCCCGCTCACCAAGTACAACAAGCCCTTGATGAGTTATCAACGCGCAATGTGAGCACGCAAACACTAGATAAAGTTTATCAAGAAGCCCAAGCCTTTAGCACCGCTTTTGGCAAATCTGCCGCCGATTTTATCAGCTCGGCCACTATCATTCGTTCTGAAATAGGTGGCATTACAGATGATGAACTACCTCGTTACACCAAGGCCATTAATACCTTAGCAACCGCCAGTAAAACCAGTGCGCAAGGTGCCGCTAATTATATGTCTGAAATGGCGAACAATTTTCAATCAACCGCTAAAACGATGGGAAATATTCCGTTTGCGGAAATGATGGCCAGTAAATCGGCTTACATGGTGCAAAACTTTGGCGCGGGCTTAGCTGAAATGCAAGAACTGGTTAAGTCGAGTAAAAACACCGGCACGCAATTTGGCGTCAGTATGGATGAGCAATTTTCAGTGATGGGTATGCTAAACATGACCAAAGGCACTGAGGGCGGCGGTATCTATGACGCGTTTCTAAAAAGTGCGGTGCAAGGTGGCCAAAAACTCGGGGTTAGCCTTACCGATGCCAAAGGCCAGATGTTAGCCTTTCCCGATATTCTCGACAAATTACAATCTAAATTTGGCAAAACTATTGAGGGAAATATTAAGGCACAAAATGCCTTAAATTCTGCCTTTGGTGATGGTGCGCAAGCTCTAACGGCCGCATGGGGACAGGCTGATAAATTACGCCAACATATTCATCAATTAGGCAATACCCAAAGCCTAGACAGGTCTACCGAAATGGCTATGAAAATGACGGATATGTGGTCAAGATTGGGCGCGGTATGGGAACGAATGCGGGTATCACTTGGGATGCGTTTGTTACCGGCTATTTCCCCATTGGTGAATAAAGTTGTTGAAATAGGCACTAAATTTGCCAAGTGGATGGATATGTTTCCGAATATCACCCGTTGGTTAGGCTATATCACACTCGGGGTGCTTGCCTTTGGTGCCGCCGGTGCAGTAACTAACATTGTCCTTGGGGTATCTCGTTTTCTTTGGATGGGGTTATTACCGCTTTGGAAAGTAGGTGCGGGAGCATTAGCGTTATTAACCGGGAAAATGAATCTTATGTCAAAAGCCGGTATTGCCATGACCAATATATTTAAGTGGTTACGCGTTGGGTTTGGCGCAGTCAGAGCCGGCGCGATTGCCGCCGCCGGTGGTTTTGCTGCGATTACATGGCCAGTGTTGGCGATTATTGCTGTGATCGCCGCTTTAGTCGTGGCAGTTGTGAAATTCTGGCAGCCAATTAAAGCCTTTATTACCGGCTTTATTGAGGGGTTTTCAGATGCTTTTGACGCCTTAGCGCCAATATCACCCGCATTTAGTCTAATTGGTGATGCCATATCTTATGTATGGCAAGGAGTAAAAGACCTATTCGGCTGGTTCTCTGACCTGTTAACCCCGATCCAATACACCAAAGATGAATTAGACGGCGCAACCAATGCCGGCCGCTCGTTTGGCCAAAATGTAGCGGCCGCAATTCGGTTGATGATGTTACCCATTGATTTAGTTGTCCAAGGTATCAGCAAGTTGTGGGGAATGATGTCCGAAACTATAGACAATGTAAAAGCCGGCTGGAATGACCTAAATGACTGGTTCGGCAATTTCTCATTTTCGGATGCATTTGTAAAAATCGGTGACGATATCATGGCGGTATTTGAAGGCGTTTGGAACTGGATTAAAGAATCCTTTGCGGGAATTTATAACACCATTGCGTCAGGCTTAAATAATATTCCGGGTATCAGTTTAGATTTGATCCCCGCACCGGGAAGCGAGTCACAATTACCCACCGCGCCGGGTGCAGGTATTGGCGCTGTAGTTGGTGCAGGAATTGGAAAACAAATTGCAAGCCAAAGTGCATCAGGTACACCAACGAAAAAAACCGATATTGCAACCGTGAATATTTACCCACAAAACCAAGAAACATTTAACAGTTTATTGGAATCAAGGGAGCTTGACGCGGGATGAGTACCGAGCCGATGTATATCGATTTAAAAATTACGGATGGTGATTTTACACTCGACCCCGGCAATGAGCCTATTTTGTGTCAAAACCGCGTCAGCATTTCACAAGATATCGTCCATCGAATTATTGAGAACGGTTTAGTGAAAGAACTCATTGCCGAACGAAGCCCAGTATTACGCCGCGATATTTTGTTACGCATGGAATTATTGACCGAAGAAGATGTAAGGCTCGTTCCCGGAACTATTGTGATCAGTGAGCAAGGCTCAGGCCAATATCTTGTTGAAGCCGATACTTATGATTTTGGTCGGATTGAGGGAGTATTTCAATGAATCAAAAACCCACACCTGATTATGAAAAAATTCTTTCTGATAGTGGAATGCCGACTACGGAAAAAGAAATTCGCACTGAATTTAATCGAATTGTTGATGAAGAAGGCTACGCCACAAACACGTCTAGCATGTCACCGTTCTGGCGAGTCATGAATATTTTGATAGAAAAACCGGTGATGTGGCTCAAAGACGCATTGGTCAATGTGGTACTGAAAAACACGTTTTTGGTTACGGCTTCCGGTAAATTCGTGGATTTATTCGCGTGGGCTGTCAATTTGGAGCGCAAAGGCGCACAACCGGTCAACGGTCTTATTACATTCACTAAAACGGATATTAACCGCGCCGTGATCATCCCTGCCGGTACGGTTGTTCAAACTGAGCGCTTAAACGGGGAAATTTACCGGCTTAAAACGCAGCAAGAAGTCACCATTACCGCTGGAATAGCAAAACTCGATATTCCGGTTATTGGTGAGTTTTCAGGGAACAGTTACAACTTAGCGCCGGGCTATTATCGAATTTTAGCTAATGATATCAATGGGATTGCAAGCGTTGTTAATAACGAAGACTGGATACTCTCCCCAGGAGCAAACGAAGAAAGCGACGATGAATTGCGTGCTCGAGTACGCAATCAATTTAACCTACCGAGCCAATATCATATTGACGCTGTTTACCGCAGCTTAATCGCTAAAATCGTCGGTTTATCAACTGACCGCATTTTCTTTTTACATGATGCCCCGCGCGGAGCGGGAACGGCCAACGTGTATTTATTACTGGATGCAGGGACACCGGCACAAGAATTTATTGATGCAGTGAATGATTATGTGATGGTGCAAGGCAATCATGGCCACGGTGATGATGTGCTCTGCTTGCCACTACCTGAAACTAAGCATGATTTAAAAGCCGATTTAATTTTCTATTCCAGTGCGCATTTAAATACAGAAAAAAAATCACAAATGATGCATGAAATTGAAAATATGATCCGGTGTGCGTTTCGTGAGAATACGGCTTACGACATACAAAAAACATGGCCACATAGCCTATTTTCAATGTCGGTACTCACACAAGAAATTCACAATCAATTTCCCAAATTGGAATCTATTGTTTTTTCATTGGACGACATTAAAAGTGAATTATCCGTGCCCCGCCTTAACTCACTGGTTATTCACGAGGTGGCATGATGGATAAATTACCTAAATTCACCCTACCGGTTTGGATGGATAAAGGCGAAGTGGTAAAGCTACGCAATGCCACACACCGGTTTTGGTCGGGGGTTTATTCATGGTTATTGTGGCCACTGCGACAAATTGACCCGTTAGTCTGTGATGAGTCGTTATTAAATGCAATTGCATGGCAACGTGATGTAACCCGATTTGATGATGAACCCTTAGAACTTTATCGAAAACGCGTCAATTATGCGTTCATTAACGCGAGGGATGCCGGCAGTGTCGCCGGATTTGCTGAAATATTTAAACGACTTGGTATTGGTTATATCGAAATAAGCGAGCGTCAGCCGGATATTGATTGGGATGTCATTATTTTACGCGTGACGGATGAGCAATTAGCAAATAATCATAATTTGCTGATGAATATTATTCGCCAATACGGGCGTACTTGCCGCCGTTATCAATATGAAGTTTTACAAACACTTTCGCTCAATATACGGGTTGGACATATTAGTGGTGACTATATTTGTTATTCCGCATCAATACCCAATACCCCATTTTTTATATATGTCGGGCAAATTGAAAGTGATTCAGTCTGTCATAGCGCTACGCTACAAACCGGCTCACAAACTTACAGCGCGTCTTTAATGTAGGAAAATATTATGTCATCAGTTATTACAGTTGCTTTCGAAAATTGGAAAGCTCAAGAAGCCGCAACAGGTAAGCCGGTTTTATTGAATGAATTTGTGTTTGCCAATGTCCCCGGACTTGATCCGACAAAACCCATTGATAGAAACGAAAAATTACCGCTGGCAAATCAAATCGTTCACCGACAAGAAGTGAATAAAGCCGGCTTGGCGAGTGAAAATGCTGTGGCCTACAGCGTGACATTAGGCGCTGAGGTCGGCAATTTTGATTTCAACTGGATAGGGTTATTAAATAAAGAATCGGACACAGTTGCCGCGATCACACATACCCCTACTCAAAAGAAACTTAAAACCCAAAATGGGCAGCAAGGGAACGTCTTAACCCGCTCTTTTTTATTAGAGTTCCTAGGGGCAGCAAAAGAAACTCAAATCACGACAAATGCCGAGACGTGGCAAATTGATTTCACCGCGCGTTTATCTGGCATTGATGAAATGCAACGCCTGATAAATTTAGATAGCTACGGTGCAGCTGCTTTTTTTGATGAAAGTTTTGAAGTGACTCGCAGTGGTGAACAATACACGGTTAAAAAAGGCTTGGGATATGTGGGCGGTTTGCGCGGTGAACTGGCACAAAACCAAATTTTAAATGGCCTGCGCAATACTAAGGTTTACGCTGATTTTTCTTATCAGGGCAACATTGTTAGCCAATGGAATACCGTTGTTAAAATCACATCAGCAGCAACATTAAATAATTATGTTGATGCGGCTGGATTTACTCACCAAGTATTTGCCATTGCTAGCATTGATGCATCCGGCAATGTGAAAGATTTGCGGCCTATGGGAGCATTGAGTGATCAGGAACTCGCAGCACTTGAAACACGTTTTAAATTAGATTTAAGCAAGAAAATTGATAAAGCGAATATCACTCATCAAATGGGAAATAGTACCGAGCTTGTTGTTAGTCAACAGTTACTCACAAGTGAATTAGGCAAAAAACAACCCGTTGGTAATTATCAACCTGCTGGAAATTATGCAACAAGTGAAGCGCTGAAAAATGGGCTGAATGAGAAGGTCGACAAAGTAACGGGGGACGTAGAGACGTTAACGGTGTACAAAAAAGGACTTAACTACCCTGTCATCCGACTGAAAAAAGATGAAGGTTCAACCGTTTTTCTTGAAGCCAAACCTAATAGTCAAGCTGCGATAGCTGAATTATATCAGCGCGATACAAACGGAAATGTTGTACAAAGTATTTTATTTCCGAGAGCCACCGGTACAACGATGCTAGTTGGTGATTTTGGCATTGGCAAAGCCTCTTACGAAGAAAAGGGGGTGGGAGAGCGAAATGAAAGTCGCTTTATCCAGTACGGTAGTACACTAGTAGCAACAAGTCAGGGGTATCCGGGGGCGGGCGGAGGCATTCAAGTTAGCTATACTCCAAGCCGCCGAGCTCAAATTTTCATGTCACGAACTCCTGAAATATTGTATTACAGATTTTCCAACATTGACGGTATGGATCTGACGACACAATGGAAGGAAATTTACTCAACAGCTAACACTACTGTAGACCGCAACGGAAACTTAAAGGCATCGGGCGCGGCTGACCATCTTAGTGATTGCAGAGTTGGCTGTCCTCTGCCTTGGCCTCAATCAACACCACCTACGGGTTATTTAATTTGTAACGGTCAGACATTTAATAAAACAACTTATCCACTTTTAGCGCTCGCATATCCATCAGGAGTATTACCAGACCTTCGGGGGGAGTTTATTCGCGGACTTGATGCTGGCCGTAATATAGATAATGGACGAGCTGTGTTATCAGAGCAAAGTGATGAAAACCAAGAGCATGACCATAACATGATATTAAAAAATGCGAATGGCTCAGGCAGTTCAGAACAATACGCTCTCAGAACATTAGCTATTAATGTCAGCAACGCAACATACACAACAAAAAAATCAGGCGGGAAAGAAAGCCGTCCGCGCAACATTGCATTTTTATATATCGTGAGAGCAGCATAATGAACAAATATAATTTAGAAATCGAACAAGCAGTAATCGGGGAAAATGGACTCGCAGAAAAAGCGGGTTGGATTAAAACATATATTGCAGACCCTGCGACACGAGAATATATCAATGCATCAATGGAAAATATCTATTTTGATGTGAGTGTGTCAGCAGGTGCTTATGTAGATGCACCAGAGCTACCCGAAAAAGCGGGCTTCGCTGTAATTCGAAGCAAAGATGAAAAGAAATGGGAAATCGTCACGGATAATCGCGGTAAGACAGCTTACAACACTGAAAATCGTCAGCCAACAGAGATTGATTTTATTGGCGAATTACCGGGTACGCTGACATTGCTAGAGCCGCCAACAGAATTTGATAAGTGGGACGGTAAAAAGTGGGTGACTGATACTGACACCCAAAAAGCCGCGGCTGTAGCTACTGCAGAAAGTGAAAAATCACAGCGTTTAGCGGAAGCGAACAGCATGATTACTTATCTACAAGATGCAATTGAAGTGGGTCTTGATGATGATAATTACGAAAGCAAATTAACTGCATGGAAAACATACCGTGTTTATCTCAATCGTGTTGACACATCAACCGCACCGGATATCGAATGGCCAGTGAAACCAGAATAAACTGGAAGCGAAAATACTTTGCTATCCCATCGGGAGTGTCACCCGTTATTTGCTCGTCACTCTTCGCCCATCCGTGGGCGTTTGGTGTTGGCCAAAAACAAGAAACGGGGTTTTATTTAAGTCCTGAAAATGCCATTAAATATCTGTCTGGAAAACTAGACCAGGCCGAAAGTGATCATGATGTATTAGTTATGATGTTAACGGCAAACTCATTGCCCGAATTTATTACCGAATTAGCCACTGCAGCGATTAGCTTTCCTATCCCTGAATTAACCCAAGTTTCTCGTAAGGCTAAAAGTTACTTACAACTCGCAACAACTAAAATGCAATTGCCCGCACAACCGGGCGGTTTACCGGCTCAAGTCCCTTTATCAATATCAACCACAAGAAACGCCAGTGCCGCCGAAGGCTTGCAAAAAGCTATAGAAAGTACACTAGGTGGACACTCACCGGCGGCGCTTGATGGTTTAATGACACAATTTAAGGCTGCAAGAAGTGAAGCTAAAGCACAAGCAGCTAAACAACTAGAACAATTACAAGGTGTTGGTTTTTCAGTTTGGGTGCATCCAACAGAAAAAAATAGCCAGTTGGCCAAAAGTGAATTAGTTAAAGATATTCCAGACGATAAAGCTATTTTTACCTTGGCCATGATGTTTATTGGCCAAGATTTAAAGCCACTGAGAAACATGGTGAAACGTGATGACAACAGAAACGACAAATCAAACTGAGCCGGCCAGTAATCAAATTATTGTATTAGCGTTAAATGGTGAAGCTATTTTTACCTTGGCCATGATGTTTATTGGCCAAGATTTAAAGCCACTGAGAAACATGGTGAAACGTGATGACAACAGAAACGACAAATCAAACTGAGCCGGCCAGTAATCAAATTATTGTATTAGCGTTAAATGGTGAAGCTATTTTGATGAAAAACATTATTGTCACGCCATCAATGCAAATACAGGACAAAGACCAATCAGGGCAAGCAAACAGCACAGCCAATGCCGAGCAAGGGATTAAAAGTAAAGAACTGCGTGTCTCTGGAATGATCCCTTTTAATGACAGCAAGCAATTAACCCGATTATTTGAACTCGTCGAAGCCAAAGAAAATAACGGCAGCATGAAACGTTATCGCGTCTCACATGAAGTCGCGCAAGCCATAAAAATGCGTGAGGCCACCTTTACCGGTGCAGTCGATGCCGCTGAACAAGTGGATAAAATGGCATGGGTCATTAATTTTACCTTGCGCGAGTATAACAGCGTGGCAGAACGGCGAGCCGCGAGAGGAGCGAAAGCCGGTGCAAAAGTACAAGGTGCGAATGGTACAACAACCGCCGGCGCGGGTCAGTCTGACGAGCAAGGCGAAGAGTCTATGAACTGGTTTGAAAAAGTGCTTAAAAAAGTCGATACAGCCATTGGTGAATAAATGAAAAGTGTTGCAGAATTAAAAATTAATCATCAAGCAACCCCGATTGTTGATTATCAATTAATGCTTGAATTGAATACGCCCGGACGCGGTTTTATTACCGCAATTACAGAAGCTGAATGCATCGGAAAGCTTATCGAAATAAACTTAGGGTATAACGATTCAGTCTATCGATATTTTACCGGTTTTGTTGAACGTGCCGCGCCGGCAGAAAAAGGCGCACAACGATTATTTATTCGTGAACTAGCCGGTGTATTTGAACGTTCATTTCCATGTTCATTACAGCACCCTACCGCGCAAGATGTGATTAATTATTTTAGTGAACAAACCGGCATGAAATTTGCGCTACCGGTAGCCAGTTATATTAATACCCAAATTCCGTATTTTCAGCATTCAGGCACCGGCATTCAATTAATCAATAATATTGGCCGGTCATTTTCCATTGATGATTATGTGTGGTTTCAATATCCAGACGGTGCAGTCTACGCCGGTGCGCATGCTGATTCGCGCTATGCAAAAACAGAATTAGATGTACCCGAAGAATTTTCAACACGAAGTGAAGGCGGAAACACGCTAAGTTTTCCCGTTATTGCGGCCATTCGTCCGGGAATGGAGGTCAACGGTAAAAGAGTGACCAAAATCGCGATAAACAACGATGAAATGTCATTAACATGGACGCCACTGGATAAAAACGGCCAGCCTGCGCAAAAATCCCCAGAGCAGCGCCAAATTGAGCGCCTATTTCCTGAATTGGCGAATAAATTACACATTCCCAGAATGGCCAGAGTCACCGCTCCAACAGATACGGCTGCATTGGGCGATGTGTCCGATCCCTTTCGTCCTCGTTATGCTGTAAATGTTCAATTATTGGATGAGAACGGAAACCCCGCCAGTGATACGCCAGAATATGCGGCTGTTCCGCTACCGGTGACTCTGGCCAGTAATGAGGGCGGCATATTTCAATATCCCGCCCCCGGCTCATTAGTTGAAATCGGTTTTGCAGATGGCCGACCAGATAAACCGATAATTCGCCAAACATTACAAGATGGGCTATCTATGCCCGATATCAAGCCGGGGGAGCAGCTTCAACAGCAGCGCGCCGGCGTGAGTAATCGCGTAACGACGGATGGAAGCTGGCACAAAGAAACAGATCAGGAAATCAAAGACACAAGCGCGAAAAGAACAATCACAAGCGATAGTGAGCAACGCACAACATCAGAAAGAACGGCCACCGTTAAAGGTAATGATAACCTGATGGTTTTAGGGGCATTTACATTAATGGCCGGCTCAGTTATTCAAGTTGCCGAAGGTGATTTTTCACAAGTCACTAGCGCAAACTTTACAAGCAAAATAGCGAATAACCGCATTGATGATATTGGCCAGAACCACACAACCACCATCGGTGGAAAATCAGAGAGCACGATAGCCGGTACATTAGAAGAAAAAATAACCGGCATTCGAAAAAGTATTGCCGCCGCGCATCAGATCCAAGGTGCAAGTTTTCATATAGGAAATGCGGATACCAACCTATTAACGCTAATGACAGACATTTTAGATACGATTGACTCACTGGCAAAGTTCACAGCACAACATAGCCACAGTAACACCGGCACACCAACAAATGCCGAAAGCATCAATGGTGTATCAGGTAAAACCAAAGAATTATCAGCAAAATATAAGCCATTAATTAAATAG